TTCAATTCGCTTACGCGAAAGACCCTCTTCCAGAGGAGCCCGGGATTACCCGGGATCTAAAGGAAGCGTCCACCCACCTTTTCTTTAGAGAAAGAGAAGGTATAGATGCGACTCCACCGACCCAAATATCATCAGGGTCAGGGGCTTCAGTGAAATACTGAAGCAGCATCCTATCGACTTCGTCCCGAATCTTCTTAGACTTAGTACTTACTAAGGTACAGAAGACTTCAGCCCGTTGGAGATGGGGATTATACCGCTTTCTCAAGTGGTCATTGTCCACATAGCCAACAGTTGCGAGACCGAAGTCGCCAGAGTCTAACGGAACGTTCCGAATGGTTCTACAAACGGAACGCACTGTCGAAGCTATGTAGTCTGACGCACAATACCAACCTCTTCTGAGGAAGTTATTATGAGTTTCGACTACACTTGCGATAGACTCAGGCTTGGGAGATGACGGATACGTCATGGAATATGTAGGCGTCACATCAGTGCCGTCATACACATCCAAACCACAGCTCTCACGGAATTTTCCATTCCGGAAAGTTTTAAAGTGGTTGACTTTCAGGCCTAAGTAGGCCAGCGTATCCATTACTCTATCCGCTGCACTAGTGGGGACGATAATATCGTCACCAAAAGTGCGGACCCTCCCCTTAAGACTTTTTATATTCGTGATAGTCGGCTCGAGGCCTTCCTGGTGAAGGGAGACCCCAAGAGAGATTATCAAGAATACTAGAGTCTGAACGGGGAACGTGCAGGCAGAGCCCATACACGCAAATTTAAGAAGTTTGCTGCTTCCTGAATTTACGAGTTCTGTCGCGTTTGATATTGAACGCGTCCTTACAGCGTGGAGAGCATCAAGAAGGGATCTATTCCTTCTGAAGATGCGCTCAATAAGCCATAAGGAAAGACGATCGGAGGCTTCCGACAAGTCAATTGTCGCAAGAGATCCGTCGATGGAGCCTTGACGAGCTAGGACTTGGTTAGGTACTTGATCTCGAAAAGAGATAAAGGACGAAATCCAAGTAGAACTAGTTCTTTCTGTGAGATAATCTTTCACAGCTTGCTGGCACCATTGATGACTTATAGGTTCCGAGGCAATTAGCCTCGGAGCTTTAAGCGTCTTTGGTACTAGGATAAGCTTTGAAGGAGGCTCATTTATAGAATAATGAGTACTCTCATCAGAAACAGCGGTCGCCCAACAGCCGTAGTTCGCAAAAGCGAAGTCGGCGAATGGGAACACGCGGTCAAGTTTCTTAGGCCAATGAGGGAATGAGTACTTACTCACCCCAAACTTGGCATCAGAAACTGCACCGGGACCATGCTTCACTTTCCAGTCATAGGGATTAAAGACCCCTAATGTAGATGATATGATATCAGCAACCTGTTGAACAGTTTGCATGAGCATAGCATCAACTGGGGAGACATTCTCTACTTCTTCTTTCTCTTGAAAAGAGAATAAAGGAAGTACAGAGCCTCGAGTAGTTTCCTTAACTTGTCCAATGTGGACGCGTTTGAGGTAAGACCAATCGGGGTCGTCTGAGGACCATTCGTCGGATCCTCGGTCGATGTCTCTTTCGATGCGGTAGAAAGATCTGACGACGTCAGATTTTCTTTCATCACTACACTCCAATCTGAGCTTCTTGACTGTAAAATACAGTTGTCGAAGACAGAGAATAGCATAGTGATCGCAATCGGAGCGAAGCATTCCATTTGGTAGGAAGACCAGTGACACCAATCCCTTGAATAATCGAGGAATAGGAGTTCCTTTCTTGTAAGGCCTTTGATGGCTTATACTCGATCGGATGAGACGTTGATTAGATAGGCACAAATCAAAGTGCTTACCATAATCGACGAGGTCTATCATGAAGAATGGTAGACCTCTGGTCAACATACAGGACGAGAGGCGAGAGTAATCCCGCATAAAGTCCTTCTGGAGATGCGGATAACGTACTCGGCAATCTTCTAAGATAGCCTTGTACAATCCCAGAACAAACACTCCATAGCTTTTATTCATAAGGGAGAATCCTTTATGATCTAAGTCAGATGGAGCAACACTATCCCTGCCTAAAAGACAGCAGCGAAGGAAAAGAGTCTTACGACTGTTTTCCGAGCAGCTGGGCGGCAATGCCGCCGGCTTTGACCATATAGAAGGACATAGCCTCAGAAAGGTCGACAATCTCTGCCGGGACACCATTAGGATCATTTCTGATCGTAAAGATGACCTCGGACAGAGACCCCACCGTAGCCGGCAGAACAGGTTTCACGTAGCGCGAAAACGTCACGGTGTGACGATTAAACGCTTGCGATCCTGCTCGGACGGAATCGGTGGTATGCCGCACTCGTGCGGTATAGGTGACAAGACCTTCATCGAGAAAGTATTCACTCGAGTAAGGAGTCGCCGTGTCGATAAGAGGGAGTACCTTGGCGGTTCCACCGGAACCGTCCATGGTGATTGTAAGTGTTGAACCAAGTGCCATGTTTGTTCTTCCTTGTTGTGTTCTACCGTCTCCCTCGGGAAACGGCTAACGCTCCAAGGATCGACAGTTGGTTACCGCTAAGAAACGGTAACGACGCTTCTAAGTTATTACCTCCACCAATGACCCTCGTTTTAGAGGTTCTGGTGAAAACCGCGTTGCCGCCTTGGATCCAAGAATTTGAATCCGACCGGCGGTAAGAAGTAGAGGTCTCTAAGTGTGTCATAGTACAACGGCCAACGGCTTGCGCCGGGACCGCGTTATTATGAGCAGCGATATAATCGCCACAATTAGAAAACCAGTCGATCATCCACGACCATGGAAGTAAATTCCATGCCGTTAAAGTTAGTGACTCGGCGTTTAAGCCGAACACTAGCTTCTGAGCGACTTGCTGCTTCTCTTGATCGTTTTTGAATTGCGGCGGAGAGGTCGGTTGCCACCGTAAGGTGCACCACTTCCTACCCGTCGTAATAGTCATGACGTCACATCTGACGACAGAACTCAACGTAGACTCCACAGCAAAATTCTTCTGCTGTGTAGAAGACGTTGCAGAAAAGATCTCAACACGGCGTCTCATCCCTCCTTTAGCATATAGACGATCCAGTTCTGCCATCCGTTTTTCGGTTTGGCCCTGGAAGTCCATAAGCTTTTGGACGTCTGAAATCATAGGTGCGATTCCGAACTTATACGCAAGATAGGCATCAGCAGCTTCTTTGTCGCGTCCGCGACGCCGAAGCTTCTTTGACCTGTCTTTGAGTCTAAGAGCGAGTCGACCACCTTGACGAACCAGACTTGGGAAGTCCTTTAGTTCTCCAATGAAAGTAGGTACTGAAACCACGGCACGACCCGGATTAGTCCGGGCCATAGCAGTGACCATAGCACTATTATCAGTTGGAGCGCCAAGAGGAATATGGCCCGGATTAGCTCGGGAATGATAAATATCATAATCAGTGTATTCACGATAAGTAGTGATACCCTGAGGAGGATTTTTACCAGAAATGTTATCATAAGACTTACTTTCTTTTTCAAGGAAGAAGTCATGATCACTTTTCTTTCCTAAGAAATCAATCGTTACATCCTTGTCAGCCACGAAAATCCCAGACTGATTTACATCAGTAACGGGACTACCCAAGGACATGCGAAGTGCACGTCCGGAAGGATAGACATGTCTGACACGTTCTCTGTAACGCGGTTCCATATAGACCTAACTTAGAAGAAAGGGACGCGGGATTGCGCTGACTCTCGTCAGGGACGAGCCCATAAGGGCTCG